AATTATCAAACATTATATGTCTGGCTTCCATATTATCGAAGGCTGCAATCATATACTTGTGTTTCATACCTTCGGAAGTATATAACTCATCATACATATTGATTGTCTTCCCTCCAAAATTACGTACAAGCTTGCCAACCACTGACACCTTAGATTCTCCAATGTCATTTCTACCTACAAATTGACCACCCATATTATGTTCCTCAAATTTGTCATTGTCATATAAATGAACAGAATAACCAATCCTTGAAAGAAATAAGGTAAGCCAACTTCCTATGCCTCCTGCACCACCAACAACTACAGAGTCATCAGTAACCCAAACAGCATCTTTAAATCTATCTGTAGTTCCCATTTCAACCTCCTGTTTTAAGTTCGTCAATATAAACATTTAATGCTATTAGTAATTCACTGAGAAATGGATGGTCATCTACTAAAGGTTGCAATTCTGCTTCAACAGCTTCATATACTTCCAATAAAGGAGTTTGACCACCAATGAAGTACCTGCTATACAGCTCAGTAGCATACTCAATCAATTCTGCCATATAGAGATGAATTGAAGATGGATTTATTCTTTCTTCAATGAGCTCTACTGCCTCTTCGGTACTAAAATCTTCAGCTCCTAATTGTCCCTGAAGCAACCAATATGGGGGATAATCGTCTTCCCAATTATCTTCCCAATTCTGCATTTCTTCAAATTCAATTTCCTGCTGAAATGCTTTTTTGATGTCTTCACTACCATATCCGTGCTTAACATCCTGTTCTTCATTGTACTTTTGAATTTCTCTGCCGGCAGGTACTCTCTTATGTTTGTTCTCAGACTTTTCAATTATTGTATCAATCCTGTCTTGGAAATCATCACTAACCTTAACAAGAGGAAGATGTATATTACAATCATATACAAACACTACTTCCTCAGGAGTTACAAGATTCAGATTGTATTCCTCTCCTGAAGTAAGTCTACAAGAATAAGGTCTGTTATCACCTGAAGATGTACCACGAAAAGCAACTTTAGCTTCAAAATCAAGCTTGTTATTAGTGATAATACTCAGATAACAATTATGATGTTCTGAATTATTCTGAATCTCCTCAGTATCAGTACCACTGAAAAACACACCCATATTATTATGAGAATGTATATGACCCATAATCCATCGCATTCTTGCAGGGTCTTCCATCATAAAAGCAACAAGTTCTTCATCGGGTTCGTACTCAGTATACCCTGAACTTCCTTTGTCCATTAGATATACATATTCGAGTTTGATTTTGAAAGTAGACATATTATCTATATCACCTTCTACAGTATAAAATAATACTCCTGACCATTCTACTGAACTTATAGCTTTGTTCAAATGTTTGATTTGGCTATAAACGTGGTCTGGTATCTCTACAGGAATTTCTCCCTGTAATAATTGTATTCTTGGTAAAATCTTTTTTTTATCAGTTTCCATTTCTAAGTTCCTTTTTCTCTGCGAGCAGAGCTTCTAATCTGTTGATAATGATATTTTTAACTACTGGGTCAACAACTTTGTCTTCCTCTCTGTCAGTGAGTGTTTTGTATATCTCAATTTGAGATACTTCCTCACCTTTCCATACAAATGACGCATTCATAGGATTTGTATCTTCAGACTGTGGATGTTCTATCACGTAATGATTTCCATTGATACCTCTTCTTGACCAATATTTTGTTGGTACAAGTTTCTTTAACGCTGTATCAAATTTATCATTATCATCAATACAATATCTTCCATCTTCGATTACAATATCAAAGTCATTGGCATATAAGCTTCTTGTAATGTCGTAAAGTTCATGTACTTCAATGGCACTCAAGTAAATATTAGAACGCTTTGTCTTTATTGATATGTTCTTTATATACCTGTACGGGCCTCCTTCTGTAGATTCCCACTTTGCAAATTCAAAAAGTTGATGAACAAATAATTCAAAAACCTCAATTGACCACTCTGTATCTAACATCATTTTTGTAGCACTCAGAGAGTCACTACCAGTACAAAATGTCTTCCATTTTATAATACTATCAGGAGAACCAAGATGGCTATGAAGATAACTTGATGCTTTTTCTGCATCAGACAATATTCCTCTTGTACCACATATATAATCAATGCGGTGTTTCCTCATATTTGATTGTTCGCTAAGTATTATAGGTATTCCAATATATAGGTCTTTAATCCTGTTTGAATGATTTTTAGAATTTGTAATTATAAAATCATCATACTTTATGATGAAAAATGGAAAATACTTAAGTCTATTACCTTCATCATTTGTAGTAGGATATATTTGTAAATCCCAATTATCAGGGTGTAGAGTAGATAAAAGTTGTGATACTTCAGATATTAGGTATGCAGATTTAGCATATATCTTTCTTGCACCTACCTGTTCTTCTATCCATTCCTCATTGATTGTATTCTTTGTGTTAATCTGTGTGTATCTGTCATACAAAGAATCATTGGTGAACATTGTTCTCATAATTATTAAGGTATTAAAAAGGGTGAGTAAATATTACTCACCCTTGTCATGAGCAAATTTGCAAATAATACCTTAGTAATTATTCACATCATTAAATTCCCTTGTGAGGTCTCTGAGGTCTTTCTCAGCTTTATCAACTTTGGCTTTAGCTTCTTTCAAAACTTGTTCCTTAGCTGCAGCTTCTTCAGCCTCTTTTTGTATACGAGCAGAAACTCCCTGACTGAGTTCATTCAGGTCACCATAGATTTTATCCAGAGCATTCTTCTCATCAGCAGTGTAATCTTTACTCTCCCGGAGAGCATCAATCTCTGCAATTATCTTGACGAAAGGTGTAGATTCCTTCTTTGGTGCTTCTTTTTTGGCAGTTTCCTTTTTAGGTGCTTCCTTCTTTGCAGGTACAGCTTTGGCTTTTGCTGTTGTACCTGTTCTTGGAATGGACTTTGTTCCATGTTTCTTAATCCAAGCAAGCAATCTCTTTCTCATATAGTCAGTTCCTGTTTGTGTATAATTCTTTTCTTTGTTGGCAAAGAATTTCTTCGCTTTATCAAGGTCTTTACCTTTAAATCCTGCAAGGATGTCACGAATGGTAGACTTGAGTTCTGCATAGGTCATTGTCTTTGGGTCAATTGCCCCTGACTTGTTCTTCTTTGTCATCAGGAAAAGAATGAAATCTCCCTCTGGGAGTTGAGCTTGAGGAGATTCTAAAGTTACTCTTGTATTTCCCTCAACAGCTTTCATGTTGTTGAAATTTACGTTGTCTCTTTTAAGGTCTGCTTGGAGACCTCCCCAATTTGTAGCTTCTGTTTCTACAACCTTGTCTTTTACTCCGGCTGTTGTGTAAATTGTTACTTTCTTTTTCATCTGTTACTTGTTACCAATTAATTATTACTTTGCCCTGTATCTCAAGGGCTTTATTTGCTTTATTAAAGTGATTACAACCGTAGAATCCTGCATCATCTCTGTAACTTTCAGCAGCAGGATGTGCTGCTATAAGTACAACATTCTTGTCCAATTCATCCTCCATAGGATACTCAAAAACATAGTTATCTATGTCTTTTAAGAATCCATTTGCGTGCTTACCCCATAACATCCAAATACAAGGGTTGTTTTTGGATATATGATTAATCACCTTGCCTGTGAATGTTCTCCACAATTCTGTATGAGTGCCTGATGCACCTTTTCTTACGGTTAATGCTGTATTGAGAAGAAATACACCTTGTTCCATCCAAGGAATCAGGGTTCTGTCAATTTCGTGACCTATCTCTTTCTCAATGTTTTGTAAGCTCGGTGGCTTACTTTTCTTAGAACATACTGCAAATGCCAACCCAACTGCCTCATCAGGATGTATATAAGGGTCTTGCCCCAATATTACTACTTTGATATCTTGCAACGGAGTTTCAAACACCCTGAATATATTCTGTTTCTTAGGATAGTACCTTGTTTCATTCATAGCATCAATTTCCCTGAAGAAATCTTTATCCATATTAAAAAACAAAGGTTTCCAAGATTCATCTATGGTACTTATCATATTAGATTGTTTATTGTCAGAATATTCAATAATTTGAATTTACCCTCATATTTGTAAAAATCAGAGGTATCTTTCACATTCTCAATGAGTGGAAAAATATAAGAACGACTTTTCTTAGGAAAATGAGAATTGATAATGGACACAAGTTGTTCACTTGTCTGTATTCCTGTTTCATCATTATCATAGACAACAATGATTTCATCAAATCTTTTTCCTAAACTTATAAGATGTTCATTATCAGGTATAGTACCCTCACTTTGAAACCATACTGAGTTTGCACCAAAATTAGTATATACTCTCCAATCCTTGTATCCTTTGGTTATTATAAGCCTATCACCATTTAGAGGTAACTTTCCTATTCCACCTATACAATTCTTGTCCACATTTCCCAGAAACTTAATTTCTGATTTATTGGCATATGGAGAATATATCTTGATTTTTGGTATAAATTCTGTATACCCATAAGTGATTTTCTTTGGTCTTATTATTATCTCTGTCTTTGCCCTGTGAGAATAGAATTTATACCACAAGATACCAACTACAGAATCTTCCAAAAGGTTTTGTTTTGTGATTCCATACTGAGACCAGAAAGACTTATCATTGAGATTGAAAGGACGTTGCCTGAAGATAATATCTGTTTCCTGCTTCAATGCAGGTACAGATTGTGGCAACTCATACTTGACAGGTGCAAGTTCTCCCTGACCATCAAGTCCTAATTTGAAATGGTTATTGACTATTCTTAACGATTCTTGGAAATCACACTTGTAGATTTCAGATATAACACCAAAGCAATCAAGATGATGTTTGGTATGTCCAAAATCTACAAAGTATAACTTTCCATTATAATACGTAAAATAACAGTTAGGTTTATTGTCTTGTCTAACCAAAGAAAGATACATACTTTTGGTATCAGGTGGTTCACCTAATAACATAGCGAAGACTTCCTCCTGAGACACTCTCAAGAGGATTTCTTCACTATTTAAATTTGCATCTTCTTCGACATAGAAATACATTATGCCCACTTTGTACCACCAGCAGATGCTTCTCCGGAAGCACTTTCTTCGGTAGTGTGTACAGCTTCTAAGGATGGGTCAACTTGCTGTGCAGCAAATTTATTATCCATAAACCATTTCTGACGTTTGAAAGGATGTTTGTTATTTTCGTCATCTACATAGACAAGACCTCCATTGAGCCTCTGCTCTTTCCATTGTCCCACAGGTGGGATATGAGCACAAATCCATTTCCCATGCTTCACATTCTTAGGAAGCCTGAGATAGGTCTTATCATTGTCCCCTGTAATTTGCCACTGCCATTGAGCAAATATATCAAGTGGCTTTGTAGCAAAGTCCTGAGGAAGAATATTCTTAGCTACAGTGCAGAACTGTTGGAAACTTGCAATAGGATTGTTCAAAGCAGTCCTGATAGCTTCCTTTTCTACAAATGCGTGAAGAATATGTACTACAACAGCATTGAATTCTCTCATTGCTTTCTTCATAGCAGGATGGCGAGGGTCAGTAACCTCTTCATTGTTTTCATCGAATGCTTTGGTTACAGGAAACATCCTGTAACTCACATCCCTGCCATTAACATTTAATACAACGTCAAGTGCCTCTTGTGGAGCACCTTCTGCACCACCATTGGGATTAAATTCGAATTTAGTAAGTGTAGTTACACCTGAGTTGAGACCAAATTGCAGGCCTCCACCTTGTTCTGGCTTATCATCTTCAAAACCATAGCCAAAAGCATCATCGTTTTCTGTCATTTATATTGAATTTAAGATATTAATATTTCATTTTCTAAAAAATGCAAACTTAACAGATTTTACTCAAAGTTATTATCCTGAGTATCTTCTTCTTCTACATCATCAGCTATCTCAAAGCTCGCTACAAATACAGTTTTACGTTTCTTACCTTTGAGCTTTGGATGTTCAAATACCATCTTTACCTCTCTTGGTGTAATACCAAAATGAGCTCCGATTTCCTGTCTGTTCTTTCCTTGGTCTAACAATTCAAGAACTTCTGATACTTTAATTTGTTTCTTTTCTTCTGACATTTTAATAATTGTTTAAAGTTTAAAAAAAATTATTCTGCTTCTGCTACAGGAACAGGTTCTATTGCACCTGTATTATAAGCATTTACCCTTTCGATGACATATCCAAAGTCATTTGGAATATAAAGTTCATCGAACATACCCACAGGGCTTTTAGAAGGAAATTCACCATCATAATTGGTAACAAACTGTTTAGAGACTGTTTTATTCTCTTGGTCATAGGTTTGTGTGGTGAATAATACTATCTCAAATTTCCCTTCAGGCGTAACGTAATCCTGAACCATTTTACCAACAGTCTTAAATCTAAAACTGATAATATCATTGTTCTTTGCTTTGAACTCTTCGAAATGAGCGTTTACAATAACATTCTTTTCTCTGATGTCCACAGCATCTATCGCATTGAAAATCATCCCCATAAAGTGACCAATCTGTTTGAAAACATCATAGCCTCCTTTTACTCCTTTCTCCATATAATAATCCTGCATCACATAGTTCAAATCATCAATTACAATAGTAGTTATATCACTCCTTGTAGTATTTACAAGGGTGATAATCTTTGCAATCAAGTGACCGTTAACAGTGTGATAATAGTTTCCTTCCGGAGAAATCTGTTTTGGTGCATTGTTCTCAAAACGAATTTTCGCTTTCTTATAAAGATTCATCCATCCTCCAAATGGCAATCCTTTACTACTGCAAGCAATAATAAAAGTTGATGTGGGGTCTAAACCTTTAATTTTCAGCTTAGGAACATTACCAATGGCAGTGGACTTTCCACTACCTGAACTACCAAGTACTAAAATTTTACTCATCTGTTTGTTTTTAAGTGATTTATAATTCTTCGAATTTTGATATGCCTGCAAACATTTCTGTTTGTATATGGACAGGACATTCAGAATGCCTGCTTTCAACAAGATGAATACTGCGGTAGTTAGGTATATCATCTATGTCCATACCAAAATGCGTTGAAATATTATACCTATCATCATTAGCATTAAACAGGGTAATCAGATAATCAGCATCTTCTGATAAGTTGCCACTATCCTTTAAATCACTGTTATTGGGAAACAAGAATTCCTGATTGAACCTGATTCGGTTTGTATCAGAGATGTTCCTATTCAAATGTACTATATCGACAAAGGTAAATCTACAAACATTTCTTAACATAACTTGGTATTCAGTCATTTTGTCCATATTCTGTTTGAGACTATATCCCTTTTCTTTTTTCATATTCCTTAGGTGGTCTAAGACCACTATCACATATTTTTCAGGGTTATTTGGTGCATAACCCGCAATTCGTTCTTTCATAATGCTTCCTACTCTATAGCTTTGCATAATGAATTTACCATTTTGTTTAGCGTAATTCATCAAGTATTGATAGATTCCTGTAGGATTGCTGTCATTTTTATCCTCAATGAGCCTGATTGCTCCATTCTTTGTTTTATTTCCTTGTACATCATATTCTCCAAACATAGGTGTAATTCTCTCTCTCACAATCCTGTCAAACAATACTCTATGCTCTTGCTGAACCTCAATAGGCTCTCCATTATCATATTTCATTCTACTTAATAGATAGGAAGACTGCATAGGTATAACGGGACTTCGCTTATGTGTCTTTCCTTCTGGTAATGTAACTGTTGATATACCGTGGTCTCTGTAGAAGAAATGTGCTGCATACTTGTATCTTACCACAAGTTTGCCCATTTCTAAACTCCAATAAAAGAAATCAATCTCTATATCAGGGTTCTCTATCATATGCATATACGGTTCAATTATAAACACACTATCAACAAATGTGCTCTTACCAACTTTGGGTGGACTTGCAACTCCATATATCATACCTTTTTGTATGCTATATATAGCATTGTCCAATTTTCCGATTCCTGTGGGAAGACCTTTATTCTTCCCCTCAATACCATCCTGAAATGCTTTTTGCATATCATTCATCATAGTACCCTTCTTTGGTGTTTATTAGTTTTAGGACTCTTGCTTTCATTATCAAGCAATTCAACATATTGTGATAGTCTTGATTGGTAATCATTTTGCCCTTTAGTCCCTTTAAAGATAAAATAGTTGGCTTGTTGTAAGAACTTAGGATTTTCAGCTCCTGATTTAAATTTATCCAGATATAGTCTGGTGGCTTTCAGTACATCATCCTTTCTTACTTCAGGGTTGTCAGCAAAGAACCTTTTCATTTTATTGACACAGCCTTGCTTATCACCCCCAGCATCTTTTCTTATGTCAATAAATAATTTACGAT